TGCCATTTTGTTAAATCTAGTGGTACGACCGCACCACTACGTTTTTTAACTTGAATATTACTCACTCGAGTGCCTCTTTGTTTAATATTTTTCTAATTGTAAATCTGTACTTGAATATTGATACAGCAATTGTAACTGTTTTTCTTCTACTTGTTTTGTATTTACTATTTCGTAGGGCCAATAATTAAGAATATATTTCCCATCATCTAACCAAACCATTGTATGCTTTGTTTTATCTTTATAATCATAATATACTCTTATTTCCATAGGAGTTGAACTATGACCAGTGAAGTATATAGTATATACTATTCCTAGTGCTTTTGCAACGTCACACCAGTAGTTTTCGGCTAATAATGTCCAGGGATCTGGCCAAGTTTTTGGATCACTTGGATCCAAATTATAATTAACAAATGGAGCACTGCTCCACATGTTGTTTAGTTCTACTACCGCTGATTCTAAGGGTAGTCTATCAAGTTGATGGCGGAAATCTTTCCACTGCGCGAGCCTGTCATTAACACGCAGATTCCAAAAATTTTGCCACATATTACGCGAACGTTTTTATATAATAATTGAGTGTAGCATTGGTACCAGTGCTACTAGCAGTATAAGACATAGTGACATTGGAACTATTTGCTACGAATGTTAATGCAACACCTATATTTGCTGTTTCAGTATAATCCTCTTCAATTGAGGGTGCGCCGGCAAGATTAGTGACTTTAATAGAACCAACTCTAGTGTTGGATCCTCTGATGATATTATAATCAATGATCCTTGAGTTTACTGTAGAAATAGTGATATTGCCTATGTTTGCTGTGGTATTGTCTAGCAAGGTTTCTGCAGCGGCATCGGCCAATTGAGCTATTACAATATTAGCCGCGATAGAGGATGCTGTTAATATAACATTACTGTATTCGGTAAGGATTTCAGTGACACCAACTGTTGGGGCACCTTCTACTAGAGTTCCGTTACCAATATATAATCTACGCTCGTCAACACTCCAACCCATTTCACCGCTGGCTAATTGTGGTAGATTTTCTTGTAAGCCACGACGGACTTGTATTTTGCTTATTTGTATTACAGCCATGTTAATATCCCAATTTTATTATATTTATCTGATAGTAGAGTTAAATAAGATAATACACATTAGGGAATTTAGATGGAATTTATCAAAAATTATAAAGATTGGGTCGATGAAAATAAGTTAATAGAATTCTTAGACAGCTATACCGGCAACGAAATATCTGTAACCGTAGATCATATATGGGATCAACATCCTACACTAGCAGCTCAAAAAGAACGTGTGCAGTCTATATATAAAGATAAATCTTGCAAATTCCAATACTTTACCCAAAATGACGAAGATGGTAAAAATCTTGGCCTCGCTTTACCCAAAATTCCCGACAACGACAATAATACAAAATTTTGGTTTTTTATTAAACTAGGAGTTGGTCAGATGGAACCTATGCATTATGACCCAGCATTTCCAGCCGATCAAAATCTTATAAAATATACCATGTATCTCAATGATTGGGAACCGGGGCATATTTTTATCTACGATGATAAAATAATGACTAACTATAAAGCTGGTGATTTATATAGATGGTCTGATCCCGATGCTTATCATGGTATCTCAAATATTAGTTATACTCCAAGATATACCCTAATAATAACAACATTTAACGACGAAACACAAAACCTAAACTAGTTTGTAGTATTGCTCGACTCTATCAAACCAACGGTCCATCCAGATCGTCCATTCATTACCGCTAACAGTCCAGGTTTGGAATTCTGGTCGAGCAAAGGTATTGTCTTCTAGGAGTTTAGGTGCTACCGCCATTAAGATCACACCCTGTTTAATGTCAGTACCGTGGACTTCGTTATGGGCGGCGGCATAGGCGCATAATTGTAGGAAATAGTCTTCGATCCACTCAGTTTTCTTGGGTTTATTAGTCTGTTTGTAGTCGATAATTGCCGGACTACCCTTGTATACTCCACAGGCATCTGTTGTGCCTGCATACAGGCCCGGAACGTATAAGGGCACTTCAATACCCCATACTTCGTCTACGTGTTTTAAGCCGTGTTCTACGATTTCCTGTGCCATGGCATGGCTCTGTTGACTATTTGGATTAGTACCTGGTTGGCCCATTTCACGATCGTTGCGCACATAGTCCTCTAACCATTTGTGCATACGTGTTCCGCGACTTGCAGCTTCTGTGGTAATCTGTTGGGCTTGTTGAGTTCCTACACGTTTACGCCAATTTTCAAGAGCATCTCGCTTCTCTTGTGGTTTGGTACGATCGAGTATTGTTGTTACTGAGGGGACTCTAGTGCCGTCTGGTAAACTGTAAAGCCTGTGTCCATCTACTGTATCACGAGAGATAGGGGTATAATCGTATTTTTGTATAAGCATCTTATTAGTATATATTAGTGATTAACTAATGTCAACTAAACTGTGAAACTTTCTCCACAACCACATTCAGCTTTGGCATTGGGATTTTGGAACTCAAACCCTTCGTTAAGTCCTTTTTTGGCATAGTTGATTTCCATACCTTGTAGATAAACTATGTCTTTTTTATCAATCAATAAAGTAACACCACGTTCATCTATTTCAATATCGTGTTCACGTATTTCATCAGCAAATTCTAATACATAAGCAAATCCACTACATCCAGCAGTGCGTACACCAATGCGCATACCTACACCTCGACCTCTGGTATAAAGAGATTCTTGCATCTTTTTAGCTGCTGTAGCGGTAAGTGAGATCATATCCATTATTTAAACCAACCTTTGGATTCTTTTTCTATCCTGTTTAACACTGCTTGTTTTTGTTTGTCAGTCATATCATACCAATTAACTATGTCATCTACCGTGCGACCACAACCAACGCAGACTTCGTTTTCATAGCGGCATACTGATATACAAGGGCTTTCAATGGGTGACTTCTTCATGTTTCTTTCTATAGTCTGCTATCGCTGATTTGATCGCATCTTCTGCAAGCACCGAGCAATGTATCTTGACGGGTGGTAATGCGAGTTCTTCTGCGATATGTGAGTTTTTGATGGTCTGAGCCTCATCCAACGTTTTGCCCTTGAGGAGCTCGGTGACAAGGCTAGAACTAGCAATAGCACTGCCACAACCATACGTTTTAAATTTGGCATCTGTTATGATCCCTTCATGGACTTCAATCTGTAGTTTCATTACATCACCGCAGGCCGGTGCACCAACCATACCCGTTCCTACGTCTGGACTATCCTTGTCCAAGGTGCCCACATTACGAGGATTTTCGTAATGGTCTAGAACTTTTTCTGAATAAGCCATATCATAATTCTCCAATAGTGTAGTAATATACTACAGTATTTATAACATTATGTCAAGCGTTAATGATAATATTTGGGTATCGTGTTGGGAATTCATACCAATTTGGATTATCTTCCACGATAATAGAAAACATTTTTCTAGTAGTGCTGATATTTTCAACGCTATGGACTTTTTGAACATTAAATGCTATCCAAGTTTCTTTTGATAATTGGATTGCATATTCTTTTTTAACTTGGTCTATACGATAATTTGTTGCTCGTTTATGATATGTTAAGTGTGATTTTCTTTCTTTATTATAGAATGTTGTTGTGACGTTATCTCCACCTGTTTCTAAGATCCAGTTAATAGCCATGTTTCTGCCTCGATCTGTATGTATCGGGGTATGACTAACACTACCAGGATATCTATTTTTCATCAAAGCAAACATACCATGACATTTTGATTTAAAGTAAGGGCCGTATACATCATCTACTATTTGATTTTGAGCCTCTGTATATTCTGTTAATTTAGTGCTGTATTGAAACCAGATTATCTTCCGTTGGCCGTTATTAAAATTTTCATTCCATATAGCACTGGCTTCTGTATCGGGCTCGCCATTAGGATACATCTCTTCAAGCATCTTTTCCATATCATAGATATGTTTAATTAATTCCGCGGGTGGTGCGGGAAGATCTAACTGTAATATATATTTGTTATTTAATTCCATAAAATTACTTATAGAATTGTATCTCTTGTTCTGTTATTATTGGTGGAAAGTTTGGTTTTTCTAGATTACGGTGTTCTTCACCTAATGCAGTGTGCCACTCGAGATGTTCTGGACAAAATTCGCATTGTGCTATTGGGGTATCTTTAGTTTTAACAAATTCTTCTAGTTGTTCTTCTGTACAGCCTGACGTTAAAGGTTGGTAACTGTATAATAGTTCACGCTGTCTAGAATTTAATTTTAATCCAAATTGACTATCAAAATCTGTTAAGTTGCTCATAGCAGGACATTTATATAACTTACCTTGATACATGGTATGATCGTGTTTCATATCACAACTATTAAATGCGTTTACAGGATCGCTAGTATGTAAGGTATATGACCCATCCTGTTCTATTACACTACTCTGGTGGAATGTAAACGCTTCAATGAATCCACCCATTGGTAATCCGTTAAGATGCCATTGACGTTTAATTTCTTCAGCAGTATTGGGATCATGTAAGCTGAGACCAAATCCCACACGATATTTAAACCATAAATCAAAATGTATTGATTTTAAATATGTGCCATTTGATTGTACCATAATAACTGCATCAGGCCATAGTCTGCGCAGATTCATAGCCCATAGTTCTAAATCAGGATTAAGTGTGGGTTCGCCACCTAGGATTGTAATGCGTGGTAAGTCTAGTCGTTTAGCCCAAGCTTCATATTCTTCAGCATGATCAACCCAGCGTTGATGTCCTTTAAAATTATAGTTGTTAAAGCGATTGCAGCCGCGGCAGGTTAGATTGCAGACGTTAGTAATGTAGAATTCTACTACAGGAAATAAACGAATCATCTAGTATTTAATACTAGAAACCGGGAGCGTTGCGTTTCCGGGCGGCTTGTTTGGCCATATTACTAACAGTGTCTACAGGTGCATTTGGATCTACATCTTGATCTTTGGGATTTTCTACAGTGGCACTGCTATCATTATCTTCACCAGCTGGGCGTAGTTCAATATAGTCTTTGTTATAGCTTTTGATTAGATTTTTAAGAGCTGGATTGTTTGTATTTGCCTGTACTAGAGCATCATAATCAAATGTCTTGTCTGTGTTAAGCACAAGATTGATTAGACTCTGTGTTGAGATCTTTGGAGGTTGTTTCTTATCTTTATATCTATGGCGAATAAGTTCCAGAGCTGTTGTTAAATTAGACTCTGGAGTATTCTTTGGACTGTGTTGAAATTCATCTAAACGCACGATTATCTTAGTTCGCGACCAAGTTCTTCTGCACCACCTGTTGCAGCATCTGTAGCACTAAAGCCATCAGTTTCGTCTTGGTCTAATTCGCTACCTGGAGCTGGAGGCAATTCTGTATCCCCACCCGCCGGCATATCGCCTGGCATGGCCATTGGATTATCAACTTGCTCACCAGTTAGGATGCGCACTCCACCATCAACACCTTCGCGTGCTGTTTGTAGATTTTGCATCAGTGTTTCTAGTGTCGTGCCAACTGCGTTTTTAAAACCTTCAGCTTGTTCTGCGCCAACCTGGTCACGGATGCTGTCTAGTAATTCTGGCAATTGTTCATTCTGCATCTTACCAACTTTTTCGATCGCGTCTTGGATTGAATCTACCATGTTTTTAGCTGCTAATAACACTTCAGCATTACCAACTTCACCTTCTACTAGTTGTTGGCGATGTTGTTCTAACCAAGTGCTTAGGCCTTCTTTAACAGTGAGTAATTCCATATAACGTGGATTACGTTCTGCTGTGTGCAAGTCCACACTGTGGCGGATTTTATCTAAGTTAGCTGTGATAGTTTCACTTAGACGCTCTGCTTTCTCAACAGTCAGATTACTGAAATTAATAGCGAAACCAAAGCGGCTCTCCATTAATTTGTTGATCTTACGTGTTGATTTTGTAGACATTTCTGCTAGTTTCATGGTCAAATTCCTATTTAGACTTTAATATATTTAGCCAAGTTTAAGTTTTTCCTAATTTCTTTTTTAACTTGTTCTATCTTATGCTGTGTTTCTGTATAACGAACACTGTAGTATTCTTCACCCCACGTATCGCCTTTGTCCTGGGCTTTTTTATAGCGTAATCGATATAAACTAGCTTCAAATTCCAATTTATTCAGTAGGCTATCATTGTCGCGTATTTCTCTGGCCAGTTGAGTTTGTTGTTTATACAAGGCTATACAGTAGAATATAGCATCTTTACGGTTGAAAAAATCAAACACCTGCTGATCTTGTTCCATCACACGCCAGCAATGATCATTGATCTTGACTACTCTATTTGCACCAACAAGCACATCTGTACCTAGCTGATAGCAGAATGGCAGTTCCGAGTCTTCTTGGGATAATCGGGCTAGTTCAGACTGGGTAAAGCGACGGATTTTTTCAATGTCAAATTCAGTTGATGATTTTTTTGTAATAGATTTTGCCATCAGTATTATTTCGAGTTAGTACATCTTTGACTGTTAGATTGTTGGCCAACAGTTGTTCACGTTCATCTAAGTGGCTTTTTGCGATAGGGGTATCACCAATAAAGCGTTCAAGCAGTTCGCTTTCTTCATTGGTAACGGCTAATAGTAATTTGTTAGTGAGTTCTACAATCTTCATGCAAGTATTTAGTTACTTGAAGAGGGCGTGTCCGATAAATCCAATAAGTCCTGCTAGGATTACGCCTAAGATGCTGACTAAGGTGCTGACACTTTGCTTGCCGCGACCTTCAAATTTTTCGTCCAGACTTTCCTTGATACCGATTAGGTAGCCTTCAAGTTTGTCCATACGGTGTTCTAAGTTTTCTAGTTTAGTTTCCAAGTTACTGTACCTTACAGCACATATTTCCACGTGGGCTTCTAGATTCTGTTTCTCAATTTCTGTTGGTTTGGCCATCTCGCCTTCCTAAGTGAGCGATGCCGTCTTTTGAGTGAGCCTTAACAATGTGCCTTAATATGTGCCTTAATGAATGCCTTTGAGCATCTAATATATTTAGTTATTTGATACAGATATAAAGTATATGTTTTTACTTGGTCCGTCGGTATAGAACAGGGCTATAGGAGGAATTACAGTCTCATCAAGACCCAATAACATTGGACTCTGTGCGAAATCTTTTTTTAATATAGCGTAAGAATCTTGATCATTGAGATATAGATTTTCAAATTCTACTTCAAATTCAAAAGTCCACACACGTTGTTTATCTTGATAATCGCTACCAAACTGATGCTGAGAAAGATCTTTGGTTTCAGTCTTGAGCTGATTAATGCTCATTATCTGTGTCCTCAATCCCAGGATCTGTACTACCGTCTCCCAGTTGCGTTGCTTGTTACGCATACGCTCAAGCTCTGGGGTAAATTTTGTTACATCTGTTTTGGTAATGTCTATCAAAGTATATCCACGATGGCGATATATTCTTTGTTCTATCATTATAAGAGTATTTATTGGTCAAAGTCAAGGTCACAAAAAAAGCACCCGAAAGTGCTTTCTATGTTTTATAAAAACTAAACTTTATACAAACACAAATCCAACGTTGCCTGTGACTGTATGAACTACAGTGCCACTGATATCAACTGCTCGTTCACTTACTGCTGTATTAGCATAGGTAAATGTTGTTGCTGTTAAACGTGTTGCCGCTGTATTTGCAGCAATCTGACGGATACGGTGCTGGAGATCACTTGGAGATACAGTTTCATCTGTAACTAAAAATAAATTACCGCCTGCGTTTGATGACGATACTCCGCCAATAGCATAAGCCAATGGATTTACTTCACTGATGATTGCATCAACTACACCGCCAACTAGATCACATTCTGCAATCAAATTACCACGTATTGCCTGTGAATTTTTAATTTCAACTACGTGTAGGCCTAACGCAGAACTATATAGCGTGTTCTTAATTGTTTGTGTGCCTACGACATTATTGCCTTGGCCTTGTTTATATTTCTGAAATATTGCCATTGTATTCTCCGAGAATCTTTCTATTATTTATGCTAGTTAACAGAATATCAAAACAAAAAAAAGCACGCTTAAACAGCGTGCTTTAGTTTTAATGCTAACTACAGATCTTACATACCTTCTAAGTCTGTTGGCTCTGTAACTGTTACTGTTGCAGTTGTTGATAGTGTTGCAACACCGCCAGATACTGTAAATGCTGCTGTATCTAATACTTGAGCGATCGCTGTCGCAACTGCACCGATAGTTGCATTTACACGGTCAACTACTAGGTAAAGTTCAGATCCATCTGACTTAACTTGGATGATACCAGCAAATGAACCTAATGCATCTGTTACTTTTGCTGCTGCTGCATCAGTAGCTACTACAGCGATACCGCCACTTAATACTACTTTGTACACTGATTGTGCGTTATTTCTTTGGATAGTGCCTCTTGCAACCGCTGTTGGGTTAGTTCTTGTAAATGTTGCCATTTTGTATTTCTCCTATAATTGTACGCTTTCGCGCATGCAATTATTTATCCAAATGGAGACTGAAAAAAGTACGTTGATAATTATGCTCGTTTAAGAAAGTTAGTACGACTAAACTCCAGTCTATCCACTAATTTCACCGCACCACCATCGTGTCCTATTGCTACAAAGCCCTCTGGTGTTGTTACTTTATAACCATCGTTGGTTTTTTGGAATGTGCCAATACCTTCTACTTGTTGTAGTTTACGCAATAGCAATGCTTTCATTTCAACTATGCGTTTGTAAGTAGCTAGGATACCGAGTAAATTATTAGCGTTATCAGCTACCCATTGTTCTTTCTCTTTGATTTTAGCCAGGCGATTCTGTGCCGCACGGCTGGTGACGACATCGATGTCTTTGGTCATCACTTCGTTATAATGTGACATGAAGTCTTTTAAAAATTGAGTAGGATCCGTGATCTGTGTGCCTGCACGTACCATCTTGTTGATAAAGGGTTTGATATTGCGAGCGAACTCTTTGTTAGCTAGGATGATGTCAAAGCGTTGTTGACCAATTTTCTCCATGGTCTGGTATGTACTATTCATCAACGCTTGAATCTTGCGATCTTCTGTAGGAGTTAAACTAGCAATACCAGTGTAATCTTTATATGTTGCGTCATCAAACCATACATCAGCTGATTTACGTAAGCCTTGAATGTTAACTAGGAATCCTGCTTTCATATCTGCTAGGCTGGTGCCTTCATAACTGGTATGGAATATGATACCAATCTTAGCACGTGCTATCTGTTGACCGAGCTGGCTATCTGCAGGTACAGCATAGGTAATTGTGTTGGGTGTAAATGTCAAGCATTTCTCGCCACCTATGTCGGCAGTTTCTACCCCGCCCTCTTTAAACAATAGGTCACCTTGGATGACTCCGCCAATGCCCAGCTTCTTAAGATGTTTAAATGCGCTGTTTAAGATATCTACCAACTCAGGTTGATCACTGTAGAATTTGGCAATGTTGCTTTGGGACTTGCAGACTTTAGGTTCTGCTTTGGAAAATACACTTTTGGTACCAACAAAGAACTTACCGTCGGCAGGATCGATACCACAGATGATAGCAGGGCTTCCATCCCACTTGACCGTGAGTTTAGTCGTAGTACCTGTACCTTCTGCCAACATGCCGCGTAGGCTTTCTATATAATCCAAGGCACTAACTGCACCAGCATAGCCAGAATTGAACACTAGATCTTCGAGATGTTCAAGATGTGTGTTCTTGCTTTCTGTTAGCAAGAAATCTGGTGTTTGATTTTTTATTTCAAATAATTTCATTGTGTCTTAGCTTCTTGTAATCTTTGTTTAAATGTTGCATAGTCTAGAGATTCATATGCGCCTAAACCTGCTGCTTGTCTAGCTGCTAATGCAGCTCTAGTTGCATCTTGGCTAGCTTGTGCTGTTGGCTGTGTTGGTGCACTAGTAGTTGGTACTGGTGTTGCGGTAGCCGCCGGTAGTTTTGGCTGTACTGGGGTAAGTCTCTTTAGTCCCATTGGCATAGATGTCTGTGGTTTTTGCATAACATTTACACCACTGCGTTTTAATCGATCGATCACATACTGTAACATTTCCCCGCGGTATTTTTGGTCCCATGTTTTAGGGAATTGTGAAGCTATGTATTGATCGGTCATTTGAGTACCACTACTTGCCCGTTGGGCCATGATATCTGCAAATTTATTGTATGCGGCCATCGCAGGGTCACCAGCAGTCTGCGGAGACCTTAGAGCATTTTTTTGTTGTTGATATGTTTGTACAGTCTGTGGAGCGATTGCTTTAGTAACACCTTTAGCTAATGCTCCAAAACCTTTAGCTAATGCCCCAACACCTGTAGCTAATCGATTAGGTGGAACTGGCGAAATTTTTCCTGCTGGCTTTAGATTTGTCAAAACACCTTCTTGTATCACCTCATTAATCTTCATCTTTGATCTTCCTGATACCGCGAGAGAATTTAGTTGGATCTTGGCCTTTGATAGCGTTTAACAAGCGATTTTCTAACTTGGTAGCTGTTTCAACATCATAGTTTTCACGTATGTGATTGATAAGATTGATAGCACCATTGATGATATTATTAGCACGTGATTCAAGGAGGTTTTCCTTGTCTTTGTGTGTTAATAACTCATCTAGCTCAGTGAGTAGGCTACGTGTGCGTTTTTGCAAGATTTCTGCTCCGGTTTAGAGTATTTATCTAGAGCCACAATTATCATTACAGCAGACTAATCGGCCATTTTCAAATGCATCTTTTATCCAGGATTCTTCTATTAGATTAAACCATTCTATGCAATCAAGTAAACTATATTCTAGGGCATTGTTATTATAGATCAAAGGTTTAAGTTGTGTATTAACAGCCTGGAGATATTCACCTCGGCCATAAGTCTTGGGACTAAATGCGGTCCAGCAACAGGGATATGCATATCCTGTCGAACTTATAAATATTGATTTAGCTTGTTTTGTATAACAGGTTATTTTAGTATGTGGTGTAACAAAAGGTATTATGTCCTCTAATAGTATTGAATTTGTACGTTTTTTATGGAATAATATTTTAAAATCAGTTTCACCTTGATAGTTGCCTATCACATGTAATAGATTTCCATGTTTATCATATACCGGACCGTTATCTCTACCATCATGAATTATATCAAATCTTGTGAACCCTAATTCTTCTGACATGGCCTTACATGCATCAATTTGATGTAGATTATGATCAAATCTAATCATATTCCATACTGCTTGGCCACCAGAGGCTATAAAAATTTTAGCATTGTTTATGATAGTAGACCAGCTGGTATTTTGTCTATATAGATGATGTGTGTCTTCAAGACCATCTAAACAAAATTGCACTTCAATTCCTGCTTGTCCTAGACGAGTCCAAAATTCATGATCTCTGGCTGATGCATTGGTACTAATATCTATGATTAAATTTTTATTTTGTGATTTAAAGTATTCGACAATATCGGGGGTTTCGGGATTCATTACAGCATCACCAAAATTACCATTGACAAAGATACGATTTAATTGTTTTAAAAATGCAGGAGTAAAAATGTGTTTGGCATTATCTAATGTCAGATTAGCCTCAACATATCCATCATTATAAGGATACCCACGGAAATTTCTTGGGCATAAAGGACATCGAGCATTGCATAATGATGATATTTCTAAGTGTACTTCTCTTATTTCATCAAATTTAATCATTTAGTATTTTATTAAATTCTTTAAAAGTTTCTACCCAACTAGTATTCCTTATAGCATCCAATTTATCTACATACTCTACAAATTTTACTGGATAATAATTTTCTTGTTCTGCATATAAGTCTAATAATTCTAATAGCATAGGGTAATTTTCAAATCGCTCGACTAATTGTGTTTTTACGTTTGCGGGTAAGTAGGTAATCCTACATTCAGATCCAACATCAGATTGAAATTTAAGTTGTATACTATCCCCTAAACGATTTGAATCAAAGTTTGACTTTTTCCATTCTACTAGTTCTGCCAGATACCATATGTTTAGATAACTAACAACACTGGTGATATAAAATAAATGATTGTTAGAAATATTTTCTTTGAACCAAATTAAATTTTCATTGACTGTTTTCCATTTAGCTGGATTTCTTTGATATTCAAACCTATTACCAATATCATCTATACTAAAAAACAATTCAACTATTTTAGCCTTGTTCCAAAATTCTAATACTCGATCATTGACTCGATGGGTACTATTGGTATTATATGTAACTCGACAATTTTTTAATACTCCGCAGTCATCTAAGTATTCCAATACCTGTAGATGTTTGTCATCTACTAGAGGTTCCCCGCCATGGAAATGAACTAGTTCCAGATCTTCTAGAATAGATTTATCAGACATATCAAACTGTAGATTTTTAATATATTGAGGAAATATGGTTACTTCTTTTCCCAACTTTCTAGAGTCATCTGCCCATGCAGTGCTTAAATCAGGGCCGCAAATTAAACACTTTAAATTACAGAGAATACTCAATTTCAGATCTAACCCGCGGATCTTTTTCCCTATCGAATTCCAATTTTGATAAAATTCAATTTGATTTTGTCTTCTTGATTTAAGACCGGCTGCTTCGGGATCTATACAACTCTTACAAAATTTTTCTGGCAGATTATCTTTAAGATTCTCTTGTCTGAGATTCAGTAATTCTATATGATTCCATTGGTCGGTTATTTTATTGTCTGTTGTTTCGATCCTACCGGACTGACAGCAAGGGCCTATTAGAGTTTTACCATTAACATAGTCAATAGCAAGATTATGATGTATGTCATAACAGTAATTCTTTAATGTCATTCTGAAGTATTCTTAAGGCCAGCCAGCATGCTCTTAAGTTTACTGCTGTCTACACCAGCTTGTATCTTAGATTCTTCGCTAGGTGCTACTGTTGATCCAGTTTTAATTTGACTTAGTATATTAGTTGCGCCAACTCCACGTAGACCACTTTCTTGTGCTTCTTCACCTGGGTCAGTGATGCGTAGACTTTCTAAATCAAACTCTAGATCTACTTTCATACCTACACCCGAACTACTACGTGTCTTCATAAGTTGCAGTTGATAACGGCCGCGTTCACGCATGGCTCTAGAAGTAAAGATACCAAACACGTTATCAGCTGTGTTGATCTTACTTAATCCACCTGCGATATGGCTGTGGTCAAATTCAATTTCTTCTACTGCTCCACGATTAAGCTGTGAAGCTGTGATCATTAAAATATTAAGTTCACGTGCCAGATTACGTAGTTCTTCACTTACATATTTGTCTTTGACAAACAAATCATTTGGACTGACTTTAGCACTCACTGGCATGACCAAGTCTAAATAGTCTACCATGATAAAGTCTACTCGTAATCCTGTTTGTACTTGTAGTTCTTTAAGATAGCTACGTATTTGATTTACATTACTCTGTGCTGGCATGTATTTGATACGCAGTGCTCCAGACTTTTTACCCACCATCTTGACTTTCATTTCAACAGTGTCAAGATCCTTAAACACTTCTTTAGTGCTACAGTTGGCTACCATACTATCCATACGCATGGCACACAGGCCTTCACTAAGTTCTAATGTTAAGAACACACCATTGAGTCCTTGTGTGACCCAATTGATAGCTATGTTCTGCATAAACAAGGATTTACCACTACCAGATCCGCCTGCGAAGATGTTAAGTTCACCGCGGTTCATGCCACCAAATAATCTCTTATCAAGAGTAGGCCAGCCTGTTGAATTTTGACCATTGCTGCTCTTAATCGCCAACAATCTAGCACGTGGATCTAAGAAATAGTCTGTGCCCATGTCTTTGGTCAATGATATTTGGACTGCGTCTTTGATTAGTTTTTCTACTGGGTCATAATCACCCTTTTCTAATAAGTCTGCTGATTTAAGTATGGCACGTTCAAGTTCATTCCTGCGAGTAAAGCCCTCAAACTCTGCCATGAACCAACTATAATGATCTTCTGTTAGGTCTGGCACATGTTTAAGATCAACACCTGTAACTGCCTTGACCTGTTCGTGCGTAGGCATGGCTTTATGATCATCAGTATGTGTCTTGATAAATCTAGCCACTTCACGTAGACTGCGATCAAAGTTTTCTGGATTATAGATGTTTTGGACACGCACATAACTCTGTGCATCTTCTAGCATCATTTCTAAAAATAGTTTCTGTAGTTCTGGGCTATATTCTTTTGTGCTCATATATTTAATTATACAGTTTCTTTTTCATCAGTTCAATCTTGAGTTTACTCGAGTGTTTAGCATCTAAGATAGTTTTCAGCACAAACAACTTGCCATATTTACACACTGCTTCATTTACGTCTTTTGAAGTTTCTTGCCATACAGGAAAACTGACTGACCACCCATACTCAATAGCATTGTTGATCATCTTAGCACCAGCACGGTCTCGATCTGCTACTACAATTACTTCACGGCCTAGACTTTCAATAATATCTGCTTGTGTTTCATTACATTCATTGTGCATGACCGCTACACCATCTATGCTCATAGCATCAAATGGTCCTTCACAGACAACGACAAACTTGCTGTCTGCCAGTTGATTGTTGATATTAAAAACAAAGTTTGGTTCGTAGTTGCTGTGATATTTTGGTTTAACTCCGTCAGTGACAGCACGGGCAGTATACCCAATGGTCCTACCTTGCCAAACGAACGGTATGATGATTCTCTTGTGTAGATTATATTGCGCTTGACGAGTTGCGTAAAACGCATATTTGGCTATGTCAATTTTGCGTGCCGCGCAATATTCCAATGCTGGATGGACATAATCTAGTGCGACCAAATTCTCTGCATCTTCTGGTAGGTCACGGACTTTGAAGTCAATCTTTTCTTCTTCAGCTTCTGCTTTGACTTCTTCTGGTGCAACCAATTCTCTGACGCGGATAGCTTCGATAACCAAACGTTTTACATCATTGTCATCAGCACCTAACCATTTTAATAGTTTACGGAATTTGAATGTCAAGTGTCTGCCAGGTTGATAGCTGGCTTTGAAGTTACAGTTGAAGCAATGGAAAGACACGCTACCATCTGGATTGGCTGTTAATCCTGCTCTACCACGGGTATCTGCACTTTCACCATTATGTGGGCAACAGGGTGCGTTAAAACTCGTCCAACCACTGGGTGTGGTTTTCTTCTTAACGGGTAAGATTGATTTTATGAAGTCACTTACGATATTCAGCATATACTATATTATACACTGAATTTTTGATTAGAACAAGCAGTTTTGATATATTATGCCGCTGACGTTACTAATTTCCAAGTTGGTGAAGCTTTGGTTCCACCATTGATGTATAATTTAGCATTGGTTATATCAATACACAGTGATCCAGGGCCAGCAAAAGTAGCACCAGTGGTGCCATTGGTCGGGACACCAGCACCTGTCAGGAACACCACATCATTCGACACACGCCATTCAGCATTTTTATAAGGACGCACATAGGGCACGCTGGAATCAATATCAGCCATGTTGAGATCCATACCATAATCAAATCCACTGGATGCTGTGCTGTTCTGCATGGTGATACCAAATCCACAACGGGCTCTGGTGTTACCACCATCACCATCTAGATAAGCCATGACAGCTGCATCAGCTGTAACTGTCGTATCTCCAATCAATCCCAAGACCCCAGCTTTAGGAAATGTGCTGGCATTAGTACCTGTGATATTATATGCTCCTACCGCACCTGCTAGATAATTGCTGGTTCCAGTTAAACTCGCCCCGTTGATGCTAGCACGTAAGCCATAGGCAGCCGCCGGATTATTAATCGTGCTGCTACCGTAGCCCGCAGCCACCGTGGCTGTTGCACGGATAGTTGTGTTTGACCCGCTGGTTCCAGTTAATGTCCTGCTTAGTGTTATGGCACCAGCTGTGACATTTCCTAGATCTCCACTGGCACGTGGAATCGTGTATCCGCCCGCTGTTGCTCCATCATGCACACGCAGTTGATAGGTTGTAGTGTCAACCGTGATCTCACCGATTGGCCCGGTATAGGCTGAACTGACTGTGGTATTACCACGTTTATGTTGGATTCTTACATTGGCTACTGACATTATATGGTTCCTCCGTCATAGATGACGTCATCTGTAAATGGTGTATCACTATAGTATGCTGGCAACACGTCAAGATCTATAGGCACCCCATAGTTATCATCTGCGTACAACGGACGTTCTGCTCCGCCTGCTACTGCTACTGTTTTAAATGTTAATTTGTAAATCCTATTTTCTAAGTTGCTGATCGTAGTAGCATCAAAGGTAAATGCACCGCGACCGTTGGCTACGTTAGCAAACGTAACAGCATAGGTGTTAATAGTAATCAGCTCAACTGGATCCTGTATGCTGGCCTGTACTGTAAAACCAGTGAGATCTACCAGTTTTTGATCTTGATTTTTAAATTCTACTACCACAGGATTATCAATGCCTTGATAGACTTTTATAGGACGTGTATACACAGGTCTGTTCCTCGTTTTAATTGTGGGATCAGAGTAGTCCAAAATTTGAACAGTGAACTTATTATCATATAAATAACTTGTGATTAGGGGCACTTTTAGTCTCAATCCTTATAAGGTATTTATCGTATACTCCATGGAAGACAGCTACAAGACATTACTTGACCAATACCCGTTTCTCAGCTATATAGTCTATGGCGGTAATGATTATATCGGTATCATACAAAATTCAGATGAAATCATCACTAGTATCTATGATTATGCGGCACTGCGTACTATAGCTCAGAAGACAGTGTATTTAGAACTAGCTGATCAATGGTGGTGGGAAAGCAATAGACTAGTACCTATCAACGTGTTTTTAAAGCAGGATTGGGTAGCGTTTAGAGTTTGTTTAAAAACATTCAACAGCAAAGATGTAGAAATAAAACACGGGCCTTATATAAGCCTAAAAGAAATATCTAATAAGAGATCAAAGCGTCGTAGTATCACGCTTGTTCGCAAAGTAAGTTAAGATTTACTACAACCAAGGTTGCATAAGCCACAGCGTGTGCCTTTTTAAAACTATATTCTCCATTGACCTTATCCCAAACCGTACTAGCAACTTCTTTCCAAGTCTTACCTATTAGGTGTCTCTTTGCAGGTCTGATCACAGCCAAGAACATAGCCAACCGTGGAATAGAGTCCACAGGCTCGGGCATTTTAAGCAAGGTATCAAGATGATTGTTGATATGGATCAGTTGGCTACATATCGCGGAGTCATATAACTTAGTCCAGTCTGGCTCCTGCATGAGTTTAACTAAATGAGTTTCATCTCGAACTTGTTTGTACACATGGACATTTAACAAGTCTAGTTTCATATAGCCACGATCTTCTGCGTCATTATAATCCAAACTAGCTGAACCTACAAAAGGATCTACAGGTATATCTGTAGCATACACACCTGTATTGTGTTTCGTTAATTTGCCATCACGTATGATGCTAGCAGGTGTGACATTTAATAAGGTTAATACTTGTTCACGATCTGCAAAGTCTATGTCAACGTCACTAGAAAACTTCATATTGGGGTGCCTTAACTACACTATTACAATGCATAAATTGTTGTATTCTGTTTATTTCTGATAAAATCACAGACAGTTGTATTTTTATTTCTTGGTCGGATAATAATTTAGCAGTTATAGAAGCCTTGATTGGTCCTAACTCTTTTTCTACGGCTGTATCTAGTAACTGCTTTAACTGCAAGTATTGCCTCCGTGCTCTCACTTTAGCAATCACTATGTCTACTAAATGGTCATGTTCAATCTCTGTCATAGTCCTGCATCCTTTAGTATCTGTTTGACCCATTCAGTGTCCGCTACATAATCTTTAAATTTCCTCTGCCAATGATCTGGATCTATCCAAGGAAGAATAAGACCAATTTGATCATCGTTAAGAGCATCAAGAAAGTCAACACCGGTATCGCAATTATAAACAATCCAAGGGCTAACCCTACCATTAGCGATGTGATGACACACGCGATTAGGATTGCCAAACCTAAAATAATCACTAAATCCATTTTTAAATTCTCCATGCTCGTCTGCATAATCCTGCATCTCCTTTAGGGCACGTTCAAGCGCATCTTGTACTGCTTCCTTACGCATATAACCTCGTAGATATTCTAAATAGACTCGTTCATGTGTCCAGTGATCAAGTTTTTTATTTTCTTTGATCACCCAATCAATAAACATCTTAGGATTAACAGCACGGATACCTACCATGTGACGCCCAAACTTAACGAAGGCACGATAATAAGGACTAGCAACAAAGTCCGTATATGACTTCATCTTGGCTGAGCCTTGTGTTAGTTCATAGAAACGTAGATATGCTTGGAGTCCAAACTGTACCCCAGTTTCTTTTTCTTCTTGCCAACGTCGTTTTTCTTCGCAAAGATGCACAGCAAGGCTTGACTCCTTGCGGAACTCTTTACTACAATAGCGACACTTATAGCTCGGCTTTAATTGATTTGTCATCAAGTCCGAGGTTTCGTGCCATGTCTGCAATATCTCGTTTATCATTGATTCGTGCCAGTAACTCTATTTCGTCTGACTTCATATTAGGATATAACTTGGCCAAGAACTTCTGGCTTTTGTTATCCCCCTCTTTTTTCTTTGCAGCTAACCAATAGTGGAACTGTGGTCCCATACCTGGACTAACACTAGTACAGGTTAACCATTGTAGTTTAGTATGCTTAGATCCTAACTCAAAGAAATGTTTGTTTACACGTTCATTAGTTGCCATTAGGTAGTAAGACTGCATGTCTTTATTGCCACTGACATTAGCACCATATTTTAACATTAGATATGTTGAGAATTTCTTACGATCTTCATCTGTAAAGTTGTCATAGTAAGCACGATCCTTGCGATCGTATGCCTGCATTTCATATTTGATTTCTAAACTTGAGCTCATACTGTATTATAACACCTTTTTCTATATTCTTCAAGCTCAGGGATATAATCTTTTAATTGGATCTAAATCTACACTCATACATCGTATCTTTCTAAAGCCAAATCAAAAAATTCTGTAAAATCTGCAAAAATCCCTAGGGTCTTACATACCAGTATCATATTGTCATGTTTATTTTTTTCATGATATAAAAAGATAAATTTACTGATCGGATTGTGCAATACTGAGTCTAGGAATTCACTTCTATCACTGCTGATGTGATGACATAACATAAGCTGTTCGAGTCGCATAAACGGAACCCAATCGGTTTTTAACGTATATAATTCATCAATGAGTTTTAGTGGATCAGATGATTCAAGAGAACAATTAATGGCTAGAATACCTGATTTATTTAACAAAGGTAAAGTTTGATCTAGATCATATTTCATAAATTCATAATCAATATAATGATCGCTGTCAAGCAAAATAAAATCATACTCACCTGATAAATCGACATTTTGGCTTTTTTCTTGAATCAATGTAAATCTATCCTGACTGCCAGCATAATTTTTATAGAATAGATCTAATTTTGGTGCTGGATCGATACCAACTACAGTCCCATCACCCGATGCTTCAAGAAATAATCCTGTGGTTAGTCCTTGATATATTCCGATCTCAAGGAATTTTTTAAATTTAAAATGCTGTATCAATCTCCACAGCAGTATAGCATCCACAGTGGCCCTCATCGATGAATTCGCTACTATTTTTTCGTATTCTGGATAAGTCTTCCAAAATACAGTATTCCTAAATTTCATCTTCCCTTCCTTAGGTAATTAAGTATCTGACTTATGCTTTGTTGCAGATTAGCATAATCACTTTTTAATTTAGCAAGTTCTTCTTGTTGGCTGCGTACACGATTTTCTAAATTAGAAAAAGCTGCTTGGCCTTCACGTATAGTTTTGTCATGTGATAACAAGTTCGGGCGTGGTGGAGCATTTGGGTCTACTTCACGCTTCTTTTTCTGTTTGAACATTTTTGGATTAAACATCTTTATATTCCTCTGAGAGCTTATATATAATTATACATTCTTCCACCG